CGTCTCGCGCCTGCTGCTGTGCCATTATACCCCCAAGCGGCGAAGAATGCCGTTTGCATAAGCGTTCGTCTTCGGTCCCCAGATACGACGATTTGGGCCACCATGGTAGTATTTTAGCGCATCTGTGACGTTACCGGTCTTATCCAGCGCCTCGTCCAGATACGCTTGACCGATAGCCGACTGATATTGCTTTGCCGCTTCCGATGTGCCGGACATGAGGTCAGCGCGGTACGGCACGCCAAGGCGTTTGGCCAACCCCTGCGCTGTCGAGGGTAGAACCTGCGTCAAGCCCTGCGCTTGTCCGTATTGCGTCTGCGGACCAGCCACGCCGGCACGCCCACCGCTCTCCTGCTGGATGAGATGCGGCAGGATGTCAGCGGATTGGAAAGGTACGCGCCCCACCGCGGGGCGCACCTCCTGCGTTACCGCCGAGCGGGGTAAGTTTGCCGACAGGGGCTTGTGGTGCGCCACCGCCGCCAAAGCCAGGAGCGGGGGGCTGCACCCATCGGCCACCACCCGCACCATCCGACACGAAGTTCGGGGCAGGGCTGGCGAGGGTTTGCGCGCGCTGCATGTAGAGCTGCTTCGCCGCAGCGCTGGTGGGGTCGATACCGGCATTGCGAAGGGTCTGCGTAAAGGCGTCATCCTTGCCAGTTTCCGGATTCGCCAGCTTATAATCGTATTCCTGCTTAAACCCTGCGAACTTAGCCGCCTGCTCCTGTTGCTGGCGTTGCCCCTCCAGCGCATATTGCTGGCGCATCTGCAACCCCGGCAAAAACGTGCCTTTGCCGCCGCCCCACTGTGCCAGCGTATCGCCAATTACGCCCGCGATCATCTGCCCCGTGGACGGCTTCTTGTATGTCGGCACAGTAGCATCCTGCTGCACCAGACCCGCAGCCGGCGCGGCGCGAAGATCCCCCATCATCGGCGCGCCGAACAATCCCTTCGGCTTGGAAAACATTGCCATATCAGCCCCCCGCATACGCGCTTGCGGCATTGCCCGCGAGCTGCGCGATCAACATGCCGATGTTCGTACCCTGCTTCTGGGTCGTGTTGGTGTATTGGCCCAAGAGTCCGCCGATGCTGGACGCCTGCCCCGCTGCCGCCTGAATAGGCGCCTGCTGTGATTGCAGGATGCTTTGGATCGCGGTCAACGGCTGGTACTGGCCTGCCGAAATACCCGCGGCCGCCGACGCAGCACTATCCATCCGATTACGCTCATTCGTGTAATCCGTATACCGTAGCGTGTTTTCGTTTTGCGCCAGATTACGCGTGATAATGTCGCCAAACGCCGAACCGCCGGTAAGCCCCCTGGTGCCGAGGGATGCCGCCAAGCCGTTACGCACGCCGGAATTCGTCTGGTCAATCTGCGATTGAAGATAGGGATTGCCCGCGTCGAGATACTTACCCGACGTGACATCCTGATTGTATTGCATCGCCGATTGCACAGTGGGGTCACCGTTGGTGTACTTCGACACCAGATCCGGAACCAGCCCGCCCAAAGCGTTCGCCGTGTTGGCAATGCCCGGCGCAGCGGCATTATAGGCGCTGTTGACATTGTTCGCAGCCCCTTCGATCTGGCTGCTATATACGGGGGTGGACTTGGACTTGGTTTTGGAGGATGAGACGCCCACTTCACAAATCCTTTACGATTTCGACACGATTAACATAATAACCACGGGCTTTCAATAATCTCGCCCATGCCGGACGCGATGATATGCAGGCAAAGGTCAAACCCTTGTCCCGCCCCCATTGCTCCGCTTGTTCGATTAATTCCAGAATGCCGCCAAGCGCGCCAGCCGCCGCCAAGCCGTGCAATTCGGTAGCACCGGCGGGATATTGCTTGACCGTAACAATGATAACAGCGTCATCCGTTCCGAACGCCAACGCATCACCGGACAGCAATTGCGTGTCCAGCCAGCCGATTGAGAAACACCGCGGGTCCAGCAACGCCGCGATGTCCTCACGGTGGCGATAGTACGCATTCCAGGACTGTGGCGGGAATTCGATCATAGCGCTATCCATGTCGTGCCATTCCACACGCGTACCTGATGCAGCGTGGTGTCGTAGTATGTCTGCCCCTCAGTAGGTTGAAACGGTGCCGTATCAAGTTGCATAAACGGGTTGGTGACGCGGACACGGTATTCTTTGATGAGCGCGTTGACGGCATTCGCCACCAGCCGCGGCCAGTCCGTGCGCTTGCCGTCCACCGGCACAAGCTGCATCCCGATCGTCGCCTCTTCGGCGGGGTCGACCGGAGGCGCGGGCGGCTTTGCAGTAAACGTAGACGTACCCGACATGGCCGCAGTGGCCGATGCGGTCCGGCGACTGATGACAGCAAGCGCACTTGACCCCGCGAACGATACGATACGGCCGGCAACAGCCATGCTCGACACAGCAAACGTGGACGTGCCAGCAAGCGCAACGGCGCGTGATACAAGCGATCCACCCATGGCAGCCAATGAACCGGCACCCGACAGCGCCGCGACACCAGCCGCGATCGTAGCGCCAGACGCCGCTATGGCCCCGGTCCCAGTCATTGCAGCGGATGCGCGCGCCATCGTGACGCCAGCCGCGGCCATGGTGCCCGCACCTGCCATACTGGCGGTGCCGGTTACGGTGGTGCCGCCGCCGGCTCCGTCGTCAATAGTGGGTGCGGCTGTCGCAGAAGGGTGGCCTGAAACAAGCAGAGCTTGCTGCCCGTGCTGCCACGCAACGATGCCTTCCAAGTCCTGCCGATCGGAGGTAGACAACACGCGATCGTAAATCGCGATGGCCTCAAGCACGACGCCATTGGCATTTAGCCCGAGGTACGGGGTATATCCGATCGTCGCGGTGGTGTTATTCGTCGTCAGCGACCCGCCGAATGACTTCGCATTAGCAGCGCCGCCGTTGGCGTAATGGTTGGAAGCTGGGCTGGCGCCCGCGGTGACCGTGTGAACCTCGATCAGCGTAGCGTTGAGCGCGGAGGTGACCGAGCTGTGGTCGCCGACATTAGCCAGCGCAGCCCAAGTGTTCGTGCCGGAATTGCCGTATCCGAAGATACGCCATGACGAAGTACTACCGCCCCACGACAAGACGCAAACGTTGCCTTGGCTTACCGTGCCGCGGAATAGCAGCAACACGGTATGCGCAGCGCTGCCGGTCGGGAAAGCCGCTGGCGTGGTGAAGTCCATGCGCTGCGTATTTGTGAAAGTCAGCGCAGGCTTGCTGCCGATCGACGCGACCGAAGCATTATAGACAGGACGGCGTGTGCTGTCCGTCTGCGTTGCCGTCAAAGACCCATATTGCGACGTCCACTGAGACAGACCATTGCTGCCGTCAAGTGTCATCGTTGAGCTGTCGGTTACCGTTAGATAACCAAGCAGCCCTGCAATATCAGAAGGGTTTTTGAGGCGAGTTGCCACCCTTAATCCTCAGTGATCGTCGTACCGGCCGCAATCTGCGGCGTCACACCGCTGGTGACGGAGATGGTCGGGCTGATGGCGCCGCTGTACAGGATCATGCCTGCGCCCGTCGCCGCGGTGCCGAGGCATGCGAACGACGCGGTGCCGCCCGTACCACCCGTACTGGCGCCAAAGTTGGCTGCTGCAACCAGTGTGCCGATGCCTGACGAATCCACCGTCCAACCGCCCGTCGTGCGGGCCACGGCAACGCGCGCATAGCCGGTATAGGAAATCTCGTTAGTCGTCTGCGTACCCGTCTCGCCCGGATCCGCGGTATGCAGCGACAGATAAAGGCTGGTCAGCGGCGAAGATGCGGCGTTGTCCGCAATGTTGGCAATCGGCGTACCGTTGAGTAGCAGCTTCAGATAAGCCGTTTCCCATGCGTTAGACTTCGACATTACCGTGTTCCTCCTGCATCCGTTTCCAGATCGATACCCTGAATATAGCTCCAGCGCACGCCCGCATCTATGGTTGTCGTTAGCTGGAGATACCGCCCACGCGCGCGCATGGGAATACGTCCACTGCGTTGGAGCACGCCAGACGTTACGACGCCAGTACCGTCGCCCATCTGCTGACGTGCATCGGTGCGAATGCTGATGCCGGTGTTGGCGTCAGACATCGGCCATACTGCCCGCAGCCGCGAAACGTTGGGGTCGCCGGGAGCTTGCCAGCCCAATGCCAGCGTAGCCTCCAGATTGGGGCCAGAGAACGCACCGATACGGTTCTGCCGGTCCACAACGTAGAGCCGCGGGTCGCCGCCCTGAAACCGCGGATCGTCCAGCGAATAGGGCATGGTGTCGAGGTTGGGATAGATTGCCGCAACGCCTTCAAGCGAGATGCTGCTTTCGTAGCCTGCGAACAGACCCAGAAACGGCACCTCAATCGTACTGGCGCGGTCGATGACCCAATTATAGACCCAGATGCGCCCCGGCACTCCAGGCACGCCCCACATCACCAGCGAGCGCTTAGGGTCCACTGCGGCCCATAGCTTTTCATAATCGTCCACCGACACGCTGTCGCGGAAGGTCTGGTCAAACTTCTCGTTGCCGAGTGGACGCAGCGATTGGCCATCTTCCAGCGCCATGAAGCCGCGGTCGGACAGGAAAAACACGGTACGCCCGGACTGCGCGATACTGCCGCTTGAGGCGCAACCAACGTTGGTGGTGATCTCGGGGAACTGAAACGGCGCCTTGTCATCTCCGGTGCGCTCCATGCGTACCAGCCGAAAGCGCTGGAGAATGACGCCGTATTCCCCGCCCGCAATGCCTTTGACCTCGCCGCCGGTCAACATCGGCTGGAACCCCGACTGATCGACGCCTGCGGTCCATTTGGTGTGGTCATTGAACCCCGACCACTGGACCAGCAGCTTGTTGCCATCCGCCTGCGTGATGACGACGTAATCGCCCACCACGGCCACGCCGTTACCGGTCGGGCAGCCTGCAATGTCAGACGCACTACCCGCGGTAAGATCGATCTGCTTGGTATCGACGCCGTTAACGGCAACCACGAAGTCCCCGAACTGCGTGAACCTCCAACGATCGACCACGGACATAGCGGCTAGCAACGTGGTCCAGCCACCACCTGAATAGCGCTCCAGCCCGTTTGCCGTGCCTGCGATGAGGTACGTGGTGCCGGTAGACGAAATGAACGCCCCGCCGCCTTTGAACGTCGCCTGCAACGGCGTGCTGATCGCCGCTAGTGCCTTGACCGGCCGATAACCGTCCGCGGCCGGAAGAACGTTGATCGCCTGCGTCAAGACGTTGCGCGGAAGCTGGTCCGGGAGATAGGCGGGGAAGGGGAGGCGCTTGGTGGCCACTAGATCCGCACCCGACTAGAAACCTGCGAAACACCCCGAGGCGTCAGCGGCGCGCTACCCCAACGCGCGTTCTGCGCCGCCTTGTTAATTTCACCCGTCAGCGCCGACACCTCCTGCGCTGCCTGCGCCATGCCATCGCTGTCGCGCTCGCGACGGGCGAGGTGATACATCACGCCGGCAACATACAGATCAGGATGCTTACGCAGCAGCCAGTTGGACACCTGAGCCGAGGTCAGGGCGCCGATGCGGGCATAATAGACCATCTCGACCGCGGTGTTACCGACCGGCCCCACCCGCAGCGAATTGCCCTCGATCGTGTAGGCCATCGGCGTTCCCGAGCGCCCGTAATAGTTAGCAAGCATGCCAGCGGGCGACATGGACGATAACGGTTGATCCGGCACGCCCTCCACGAAGATAAACCGCATTTCCAGAAAATCTTCCGGCAGTTGCGTCAGCTCATCCGTAATCGTGAAAACCGCACGGGATTCCATATCAGGCGTGCGCAATGAGCGGTTGAACTCCGCCTCCGCCTTGCGCAGTGCCCGATCGATCGCCTCCTGATCGTAATCTACGTCATCCATCATGTCGCGGATCTCGGTCACCAGCTCCGAATAGTTGGTGATGGCACCGGGGGCATATGTCGGGATTGCGATGGACATTATGGCGATACCTTAATTGCGATGAGCCAAGCGACAAAGGACATAACCGCCCATAGCACGACGCGGGTGGTCTTGCTCCAGGGTTTTACGCTTGGCTCATCGTGCATCAGCTGTGCATCACCCAAGATCCGGCGAGGGAAAGCGCATAACGCGCGCCCTCGTCAAACTGAGCGCGGTCGAATGAAAACTGGATGCCGCTGTTAGGCACCGTGATTTCCACGTAATCCGCGCTAAGCTTGGTGATGGGGTAGCCGAACAGCATATCGTCTACTTCGAAGTCACGCATATCAGGCCGCCTTCCACCCGCTACCAGAGAAATACGTCAACGTCCTGATGCCACCGCTCAGCAGCGGGACAGTGCCGCCGCCGACAAGGCCAGTGAGGTTGATGCCGAACAGCCCAAGGACACTATTGGACGACACCGTAAACGTGGCCCCAGGCCATGCGTTGGTTGAGGATGGCGTAACATTGACCGTGCCGGTCAGCGTGCCAGTGAGGTTGACGATCGGCGCCGTAATCAGAGGCGTCAGCGTCAGCGTGCCCGAACCCATAGAGATAGGCGGGGGTGCATAATCCGTGCGCTGCGGGCGCCAGTAGAAGCCCGTGGAATCCGCCTCGCAGACCATCACCGTCGTTACCGAACCCCACAGATCCGTAACGCGGGCATATTTACCCAGATACGGCGCGCTGGCCGGATAAGTCGAAAGCAACGACGCAACCGTCATCGGCGTAGGAGAAACGAATGCGATCTTCCCGCCCATGAAGTTATTGTACATGTCGTCAATCGTCAGGCTGTCATTTGCCTGCATAAGACGAAACTTGTCCAGGAGCTGCTGCTCCGAGACACCCGGCGTCGTGACTTCACCCATCGCTAGAACTCCGTCGCAGTGTACGGCTGAGATGCCGTACCGCTTACAACAGTTACAGCGCGGTTTGTACGCACGTTGATTGTGCCACCAGCCGCAATGGTATAGGTCCCCGGCGTACCGATAGCCGCAGCGCCGCCAAACTCATTGATGCCGATAGGATTCGCGCTGATGTTCTGGATGTTGAGGCCACGCCGCGTCGTGTTCGCCGCTGCAAGCTGCTGCGAGGTGTTCGCCGTCGCGTTCGTCGTGCCGCTGCGGTCAGTGCCGGCAGGAAGGTAACCCGTCTGGGTGTATGCAGGATCGGTAGCACCGCCGCCGGGAGCATAAGTGCCGTCCGCGTTGGCCGTGTTGACGACAAGCGCGCCGAAAGGATCAAACCGAACTTCCCGCTGTTGGCGGTCCGCCATGGCAGTAGGCGTCTGAATATAGATTCCTCGTAGTGCCGTCATCTGCCCACACCCTTAAATGATGAAATTGCGAACCCGTAGGTAGCGATATTCGTCCGAATTGAGAAGGCGCTTCACGCCCTCCTTATGGTTCGGATTGAAATACTCGATCCCGTGTTTTGTAATCCATTCCATCAGAACAACATTGGGAATGCTAGCAGCGTGCCATAGGTCGTCGCGCTTGTCCCAACTCTCGTTCTGGGCTTCCTTATTCGCATCCAACAAGGGCGACACGTCCTGCTCATAACGAACATGCCACGTATCGCCCTCATCGTCGGACGAGAACCACTCACGCATCCCGGTAAGCGGATCGTAACTCAGCAGTTTCTCGTCCCCTGCCACCTTACTTCACCTGCTTGTTATCGCGGAGAAGCTTGGCGGTGTCCTTGTCCACCTTCATCGTCTGTCCACGGCCAATGGTGCGCCCATCGCCCACATGAACTTCCGCCGGCAGATCGTCGGCGCCAGTGACTTCAACCATGTCGGCTTCATCACGAGCGGAACGGGTTTCACGGCCCTTGTCGTCCGTCTCGACCGTGAGGTTCGCATCCGGGTTCGAACGCTGGCCGTGCGGGTTGGGATTGGAATCGGTCGGGGAAACAGGATGCTCCACGATCGTTTCACCCGCGACATAATCGTCTCCCATATGCTCGGTTTCTTCCGTCACGACGCCAAGAGCCGCGGCCTGCTTGCCAGCCTCCGAGATGTTGGCATACTCTTCGACGGGCTTGACCGGTTCACCCAACGGGTTGGCAGGCGGCAGATCACGCACAGACGGGGCATCGGTGCCATCACCCTGCGTCTCGGGCAGTTCCTTGCCCTGCGAGCTGTCCTGCATCTTGTCTTCCTCGACGCCCGTATTCGGGTTCACGTCGGCATCCTTGCGGGGTCGTCCCATGTTCTCAACTCCTATAAGTTGGCCTGCCACACACAACGCATGGCAGGCCGGTAGGGTTTAGGTCAGATCGGCGATCACGGCGTTGCCCGCATCGTTTCGGCAGACCAAAGTCTCTTCCGAATACATTGCGTCACGATCGGCAAGGCCCGTGGTGGCCAGCTTGCGCTTCTGGAGCGGGTCCAGCGTTGCAATCGCCCACATCTCCGGATCCACGATCAGCACGTCACGCGCCGAACAGAAGCGATCCGGCACGAACTGGATCTCACCCACGTCCGACACATACACGTCGGCGCCTGCGATGATCGTCAGCCGCTTGTCACCAGTCTCACGGCGCTGGGTCGCCAGACCCGAGAACGTCGCCGCGATCTGCTTCTGACCAAGCGACATGATCGCAAGCGTCGGATCGCCGCCAGCGTTCCATGCTGATGCCACAGCGGCCTTCAGCAGCGTTTCCGTAAACGCGCGCTGCGTGCCGTTGGTGGCCGCAGTAACCGGATAGCCGGTCGTCGTACCCGAAAGCACCGGGTTGACGCCACCAGCACCGCGGCTGGCATTGGTACGCATGAACGCCAGCGCGCCAGCCGATTCGCCGGCCGTACCAGCTGCGGGGGGAACCGCCGCGAAGTTGCCGGTATAACGCGCTTCACGATCGCGCTTCCATTCCTTACCGGCCTTGGCAAGCTGGTAGGAATGCTCGTTCGAACGGCCCGCAGCCTTCACCGCCTGCTGCGTCGTGCTGGTGCCGACAACCTTGGTGAAGATCTGGGTATAGTTGCCCAGACGGGTCGTTGCGGGGCGATTCTCGTTGCTGAGGTCGTCGCCCTGAATAGCCTTGTTGTTCGCGTTGGCCGAAACCAGCGCGTCCGTCTGCCACTCATGGTACACCGCCGAAGCCGTCTCGCGACCGATTGCGGTCACGAACGGGGTTTCGGTAGGACTGATGTTGCTGATGATGTCCGAAAGATCCTCGCGGTTGCCCACGCGGGTAACGGTCTGAATGGTATTCGATGGAACTGCCATGTTCGTTGGTCCTGAAAAGAAGGGCTAACCAAGGCGTCCGATAGCCAGCGCGGCGTCCTTAACATCGCCACTCGCTGCCAATCGTTGCCGTGCTTCGCGGTATCCCGTC